TCGTTTTCCTGCGCTTGCTTCTGAGCCTGCTGCGCTTCGGCCACTGCCGCTTGGAGTTCTTGCCGCGCTTCGTACCGGGCGAGATCGCGCCAATACTGCTGCGGGTTGCCCTCATAGGCTGCTGGGTCCGGTGCGCCTGCGTCCTGCTTCGGTTCCGTCTTCGGCTGCTGCCATTGGCGCAGTTGCGCTTCAGCGTTCTGCCGACGTTGACGTTCCGCAAGCAATGCCGCTTGCAAACCCTTTGCACTCTCGTTCGTCTCTTGCTGTGGCTCGGCCGGCGGCGCCGCGTTTTCGCCCGTTGGTTCCGCCGCTGGCGCCTCGCTCTGAATCGGCTCTGATGCCTCAACAGGAACGGACTCAACAGCGGGCGCACCCTCGTCACCCAAGATAGAAGCCAGATTGTCCAATTGCCCACTTCCCACGCCCGATTAGCCCCGGCGACGGTTTGCGCCCGAAACCCGGCGACGGCTGCACAAACGACAAAGCCCGCCAAGGTTTCCCCGGGCGGGCTTGTCAGTGAGTGCGGTTGTTACTGCTGCGCGATGTCTTCCGACACAGACTGCGCCAGTTGCGGCGGAGGCTGCATCTTCTGAATCAGCATGTCTTTGATGGCCTTGAGTTCTTCGCGGTTGTACGCGCCCTCGTCCTTCATGGCCTGCAATGCTTGCGCTGACTCTGCCCTGATGACTTCCAGAGCCTGCGCGTTCTGTCCTCTGGCCTGTTCAACGGCAATGCCGCTCTGAGCCTCTTGCAGCGCTTGCCTGAGCGCCTGAATCTCTTGTGATGCAGCCTGCATGGCCTGCTGAACTTGCGGCGGGATTTCCTGCTTGTCGCCGCCCTCCATCGCTTCAATGATCTTCTGCTTGTTCCGCAGTTGGCTGGCTTCCACCAGCGCTTTCGGCGGGATCGGCACACCCTTGCCAGCCATGTCTGCAAGCACTTGGAATTGCTCAATCTGAAGCGAAGCAGTCGCAGGAACAGCGTCTAGGATGATGTCCACATCCATCTCGGCTACGTTGTTCCTGATGCCGACAACCTGCTGCATGCGCGGGTCCATCTTCGCCTGCTGCCGCATCTCGTCGGTGACTTCCACGCCCTGCGCTTCGGCTTCCTCTAGCAACTGTTCGCCCAGCGTCAGAGGCTGATTCAGCCCCACGAACTTGGTGTTGGACTCGTCATCCGTCACCCTGATCCACTTTTCAGCGGTCCAGAACTGACGCACGCACATCCAGACACGGCGGTAAACCTGAAGCTGCCACCTCTTGAAGCTGTCGAAAGCCGGGCCAAGCTCGTTCAAGCCCTGTTCGCTGCGCGCCATCAACGCCCGGCCACTCATCACGCGGCCTTCGTTGCCACTCAGCGCAGCATTGACGCCAACAGCGTCGATTTCCTGCTTTGCCTCTTGCAGTAGCTGAAGTTGCGCCGCTGCCATGTCGTTGGTCTGCAACGGCTCAAACATCATGCCGGGCGTCACTTCAACGTAGCCATCCGGCCGCGCCAGTTCTGCCCGCGCCTTGTTCACATCCGCAACCGCGCCGCGCTCTGCCTTGACCTGGCGCACGTTCAACAGGTGCAAGGCTTTGGAGCGCCGCTTGTTGATCTCGTCTTGCAGGCTGATCCAGCGCCGAACAACGCCAAAGCGGTTGCCGTCGCGGTCGATGAAGCAAGAGCCGAACACAAAACCGTCAGTCGGCTTGTCGTGCTGATCCTTGTATGGCGACTCCATGCGCTCCAACGTGCCGCCCTTGGTGAACACGCTGTAATAGCACCTGCCGTCAGCCTCGTAGCTCCACATGCTGACGATTCGCACCCGCTTGCGCTTCGGGTCAGCCCAGCGGAATTTCGGGGTGTCATCGAACGTGTCACCCGGGCCAGTGCCTTCACCAGCCATCGTGACGTTTAGCGCTTCCTCACCATCGGGCCACTTGCGGATGGCGTCTTCGTAGTCCATCCAAATGAACTGGCCCTTGTATTTCGCGTCCGAGAAATCCTTTTTCCGGCTGTGCGGGTCATAGAACATCCGATCCCACGGAATCGCAGCCACCGTGATTTCGTAGCCGTCGCGGCCCTCCGACACCGAAATGTCAGCACCGCACGCACCCTCAACAGCGAAGCAATCGAAGGCATCCGAACGGACAGCATCCCACTGATTCGACTGCATCACATAGCGCAGCGCTTCAGTCGCAGCGTGCGCGCCGTCTTCCTCTTTCGGCGTGCGCGGGTAGGCTTTCGGGTCGTTGCGCTGGCTCTGTTCAAGGCCCAGCATGAAATCGACCTTCGGGCCGATCCGATCAATGGTGACGACAGGTTGTTTCCGCTTGTTCAGCGTGGCGACTTCTGATGCAGTCCACTGGATGCCGTTGCGGTAATCCCTGTCCTTCTCGGCAAGCTCACGGCTCTCGGCGGTGGCTTGTTCCGCCGCTTCGTAGCATTGAATGAGTTGTTCGAGGTTCACGCTGTTTTCCAACTATCTAGGTCTGCGTCTGCATCACCAAAGGCTCTAGCCCATCGGTCAATCTTCACGGGCGGTGGCGGCTCTGTCGCAATCGCTGGGTGCGCTTCGTCCAGCGCCCGGCCCATGATTGCCCCGGCGTCAACTTCGTCATCATTGGCGCCACCGGGAAACTTCAAATACTGCTCTAGGACGGAATCGCCTTCCGGCCCCTCTGGCAACCACACCCGCCCACTTGCCGCCATTGCTTGGAATGACTGTGCCTTGGTGGGTTTGTCGCCGCCGTGCGGGCTGATTGGCTCAATCCGACAGAACGTTTGTTCTTCCCGCATCAGCCGAGTGATGAACCCCGCCGCTGACTTCCAGTTGTTGTCATCTTCAGGGAACCAGCAAAACGGCTTGTGGCGCTTAATCAGCCCCTCATAGACCGGCTCACCCTTCGGAACCCTGCCGCGCTTGTGTGCCGCTTGGTTTCCAACAACCTTGTCGGCTGACTTGTCTAGCGTCTCTTGGTGCCTGAACCCGTCCAGCAGGTACAAATCACCCTGAGCGTCAACGCCCCAAACCCGCACACAGGTGTAATCACTAACCTCAGTTCCTGCGGGCGCGTGGTCGCTGGTGATGTACTTATGCAGCGCATCAGGCGCCGTCCTGTACCGCTTGAACCAATCCCGCTTAAAGAACGTGCCTTCCTGCGCTGTAGGCTTCTGCTGATACAGGCTGTGCCATGTGCGCGGCTTGCTCTTGAACGGCGCCCAATGCTCATGACTGAACCACTCAGGCCACAGCGTTTCACCAATCTTGCGGCCTAGCGGATCGTCCTTGCGGTCCGCAAGGGCCGGCAGACAAATTACGAACCAATCGCGCCCATCGCGGCCCTTGAAGTGCCCCGATTCACCGTCCCAACCTTCCGGCAGGATTCGCCCCGATGGGTCATCTTCGTGCCAGCGGGTATTTATCATCACTTGCGGCGCGCCCGGAATCAGGCGGCTGCAAAAGTCATCGATGTACGCATCCCATGTCTTGTTGCGGATGGTTTCAGACTCCGCCGCCTCTCGGCCCTTGATCGGATCATCAACAACGCCCAGCCCTGCGCGGTTGCCTGTCAGCCCGCTCAGGAGGCCGCCGCTCATGTACTCTGACCCGTTAGTCAGAGCCCACTCGTCGGCTGCGTGCTGGTCTGCCTTGAGTTCCACCCCCATCAGGTTCTGGAAACTGCGCGACCGGATCAGTTGCCGCGCCCGCCTGCCCTGCTTCTTGGCAATATCACTTGCGTAGCTGGCCAGAATCACATTTCGGCGCGGCTTGCGTGCCATGAACCACGGCACAAACACCACATCCGAATAAGTGCTTTTGGCACTGCCTGGCGGCATGAGAACCATCAGGTTTTTGATGCGCCCTTCCTCAACAGCTTGCAGGCTAGACAGCAGAAGCGCATGGTGCGCAGCCAATGCCTTGACACGCATCACCGAGAATCTGTCTTCTTCCTCATCCTCAGACAGCGGCACGGTGGGGATATCCACCATGCAGGCAAAGTCTGCAACGCTCCTTTGGGCCAGTTCCCGGCGCGCTGCGATGACATCCGCTTCAGTTAAGCGGGATGCTGGCGATTGCACGCAATTGCTCGGGCGTCAGGCTGGAAACGTCTAGCGTTGCCTTCGTCTCAGATTGAACAGGCCCGCCATCTTCGCCCGTCACTTGCAGCGGCAGCAGCTTAGGGTAAATCGATGCCCAGAATGCGCGCTCATTCAACGGGTCTTCTTGCGCCCAGGCAACCAGCCTGTCAGCCCCGCCCAGCGATTCAGCAGCTTGAGCGATTGCCTCACGCGCCAACTTGCCTGTCTTGGTGACTGCGCCTTTCGGCTTCCCGGGGTTTCCCTTTCCGAATCGGCCCGAATTTTTCGGAGCTTCGCCCATGATCTGTACCCCCGGCGACGGAGTGAAAGCGCCCGAACAACGAAAAAAGCCGCCCGGATTTCTCGGGGCGGCTCTGTCTGTGTGCGCTGGCCTGACCTCCCCGCTATGGGGTGACAGACACGCCGCCAAAATGGTCGGGCGTGCCTTGCTATTGCGTCACACGTTCCCGCAATTATGCACAGTTTCTGGCGCGTTGCAAGCGTATCGCGTACCTGATGCCGATTCGCAGGTACCGCGGCTTGCGTGGCGCTTTGGGCCATCTGTAAACATCTAGCACCCGACGCAGGCGGCTAGAGAAGTTGCACTTCCAGCGCGTGGCCTTGATGAAGGCTAGCTTCTTGGATATCTGCATCACACGCCCCTGTTGATGAGCATGCTGCGGCCATCCACCACAAACCGCGCCAGGTCAGCCATCGTGCAGCCGATTCCCTTGCATGCCTTTGTGGGGCTTCCCGGGCTGATGTAGTGCCACCGGATCGCGGCGCGGTGGTTGCCTGGCAGTTGCTGCCATCCCTTGTTGATCTTTGCCGCGTCTCGCTGGTCAACGGGCATCGAAGCAACAGCAGAGCCGGCCCACTGGTCGCTGCTGCGGTACTGCCGAAACATCGGCGCGGTGTCCGATCCGGTGCTGTTGCGCTGGGCGCGTGCCCAATTCAGCAGCCGAAGGTGCATCGCTTCCTGATGCTGCGGCACAAGGTGAAAGTCTACGGCTTCGCGCATCATGTCAAATCCTGATCTCGTTGGTTGCCGGCAGTGGCATCAGCCAAGTCGCCACGATCTTTCGCGGCTGGCCGTCGCGCTGGTTTGGGGCTAGCTCTGCCCTGCCCTCTACCCATGCCCTGCCTTGCGG